CGAATGGCAAGATTCATTTTGCAGAGCCGCCACGTCTCGGCCACGCTTTCTTGTCCAATAATAGAAACCTTCTGACGGTTTCCTTGATGCCGGTCGACAAACTTAAGGGACTGTACAAACATTCCCCCAGAGCCACAACAGGGATCGTACACGACACCGCTATATGGCTCGATTAATTCAGCAATCAGTTTAACAACACAGGCCGGTGTATAAAACTCGCCTTCCTCCTTCGTTCCAGCAGCTGCATAAGCCTGAAGAAAGTATTCGTAAACTCGACCGATCAAATCTTCCTCTTGGAAGCGTTTCTCGTCGATCAGGTTAACGTTATCAATGAGGTCTTTAATCTTGGATTTGTCTGCACCAAGAGAAGCAAACAGGTTTAGCGGCAGAGTTCCTTTCAGCGGTGGATTGCTGTCCTCAATATCTGCCATCGCCTGATCGATAATAACAGCGATGTCGTTAGCGGACGCATGCTTTACGATGTATGACCACCGTGCGGTCTCTTTCAGATAGAACACATTTACCGCATTGTAGAAGGAGGCTTTCTCCAAAAATGCGGGAATCTCGCCATACTGTGCAATCAGCTCTGCACGACGCTTTTCAAACTTGTCCCCGGCGAACTTCAAAAACACAAGTGCAATAACAGCATCTCTATTTTTCTCTGTACTGCCCACGCCACGCAGTGCAACACGGCAGTTCCATAATACGGTTTCCAGCGATACCGCTGTTTCCTTCTTTGCAGCTCTTGCCATAAATATTTACCTCATTCCTGTATTTGTCTTGTCAGGACACTGTCCCAGCATCAGTTTACAAAATCAGCTGTACCAAAAAACGGACTCAATCTTCTTTTTTATCTTCAACCGTTTCTGCAGCACCACCAGAGCGGACCCAATCGTCCACTTCGGAGAGCTTGAATTTCCAAAGGCGGCCTACCTTATAAGCTGGCATGCCCCGCAATGAAATCCAATGCAGGATCGTTTCTCTGCCAACGCCAAGATGCTCTTGAACTTCTTTCAGCGTGGACCATTTTTCGACATTGTTTTCAGCCACGATCTCGTCCTCCTATACTCTTGAATCGGTCATAATCGAATGACACGTTTACTACTACATCAAAAACATATCTACTGTTCGGGAAGCAGTTCTTTCCTTCCGAATCTTGCATTTCCCACTTACAATTAAAATTTCCCTCAAAGCCGTTGGCAGAAATGTCGACGGCTATTTTTATTATTCCACCCGGCATCACATCAGGGATGTCAAGCTTCGTCAGAGAGAACTTAGGCCTAATTTCTGCCTGATTTGCCAGCACTAAACTTCGGCCTGTCCAGATCGCCTTCCCGTAGTTGTGGATCACCCACTCATGATGAATGGTTTCGTAGCAGCCCACATCGTGCTTATTGCCTCCGGGCTCAACCCACACATTGTCTCCTGCGTAAAGAACCTGCGGAATCTGATAGCCAGACTGGATTCCCGTGATTCGTTGTCGGTTATAGGCCTCAACCAACACCATCGGAGCATCCTCGGTCTTGGACTCGATAAAGGCTTTAACCTGCTCGGCAAGGGCGGCTGAGACATATTCCTTCTTTCGCTCGATGCTTGATGGAACTCCTATCGCATCGATCAAAGGCTCAACATGCTCGTCCTTCAGATGCGTTTGAAAGAAGGTCGTCAGAGGACCCAGATCCACTGGCTTCGGAAGCTGTTTTTTGAAATTGGATGCAAACGGTTTGTTTCCGTTGTAGATCGACTTCAGGTGATCATCCGAATAGTCCCGGAGGATCTTAGCTGCCTTCACAAGTCCCTGCATGTACTGACCCTGCGATGCGTACCCGAAATATTCGGCTTTGACTATGTTGCAAAAATCCGAAAACAGCACCGATTTCACTCCTTCCCCAAAAGAACCATCAAAAGAACCAAAGAACCATCAGAACGGCTGTATCAGCTCTTTCGAGTCAAAAATCAGCCCGGTTACCATTAGTACAGCCGAAGGGAAACTGGCCCGTGGCCGACGAGAGTGGTTCTATTTGTTCATTATATCACGAAAGTGTGGAAAAATCAATCCCACAAGTAATTAACGAGATGTAAACAAGTATAAATCCACTCTAAACGACAAAGAGGCTCTCCCGAAGCTCCACAACTCAGCTCGTTCACCGGCCATGAATGATCCGGAGCTGAGTGGTCGGCAACATCAACAGCCTACTATCCGGATTAGGAAGCTGAACCTGACAAGGAGGGACAAGCAGTGACAAAGCGTGAACGTAACAACTGGATCGTGAACATTGAAAACACCGCTGCTGCCATCGAGTCTCAGTTGGGCTCAGCAGTAGTTGAATCTGTTTTCAAACGCTATGGTGCACACGGCACTTGGGACCTTAGCCCAAGCGACCTGCCTGAAGTCTTCAGCGAACTGTACGCCATTGAAGCGGATCTCGACTAACAGACCGTCCTGAGAATGACAGAAAACTGCTCACCGTCAGGCACCGCACCGACTGATCACCGGTGGCTCAACGGTGCTTGACGGCACAAGTAAATATCAACAGCTGCCTTTTGAGCGGGAAGCTGCAGACCGGAACGGAGAAATCTCCGTCGGGACTGTGGTTGGATTTCTATACCCATTTTGCAGCTGACCATGAAGGTTTCCTCCGTTCCAAGCAAATCGAACGGAGGAAATTTTCATGCAAAACAACGACAAGAAGTACTTTGTCCCGGTCAACGGGACCCCTATCGAGGTCAGCGAGGAAGTTTACAGGGCATACTACCAGCCCATCTGGAACACCCGCTACCATGCCCAGAAGAACGGCGAGTGCCGCTGCACCAAGGCCCAGCTTTGGAAGTGCGACGGTGTTTGCCCCGGCTGCCCGTTCTACGCTGCCAGTAAGAAGGTTTCCATCGATACGCCTATCGGCGGCGAGGAAGACGAGCTTACCCTTGGCGACACGCTGGCCGACGACGCACCGTCTGCGGAGTCCATCCTTATGGATAAGGAACTGCTCGACGCTCTATACGCCGAGCTAAACCGCCTTGACCCGGACGGTAGACGCATCTGCGAGCTTATCATGCAGGGCAAGACGGAGCGTGAGATCGCTGCCGACATGGGCAAACGCCAGTCGACCATCAACTACCAGAAGAACAAGGTGTTCTCCATCCTGCGCGAAGCCCTGAAGGACTTCATCTAATACCCAACAAAGGCCGCCGTGGAAGCAATTCTGCGGCGGCCTAAAATTTTTCAGTTTTTTTTCGTTCAAAACACCGGTTTCCCTCCAGTGGGTACTGAGGACAGCAAAACAACACAGGTCCTCAGAAAGGAGGAACCGCCAATGAGTGAGTCCAGACCCAACAAGGCCGTTACCGATGAAGAGCTCATCGGAGTGCTTACGGCAATCAGCGTAGTGTCAAGACGTCTGGCGAGGAAGCTGATCCAGCTGAACCAGACAAGCCAATCTCAGGAAGGAGGAAAACGTGATGAGCAAAATGTGCGAAATGGAAGCGACCATCAGGGAGTTGCGGGATATTGCATCTTCTATTAACGACATCGCCAACTGGCTGACCGGCGCATTCAGCGGCACCGAGGAAGCGGCCCCTACTCCGGAACCGGAAAAGGCACTCACCCTCGAAGAGGTCAGAGCGATTCTGGCAGAAAAGTCTCGTGATGGCTTCACCGCTCAGATTCGTGACCTTCTCCTGAAGTACGGTGCCAGAAGCTCTCCGAGATTGACCCGGCAAGCTACAAGGCTCTGGTAGCGGATGCGGAGGTGCTCGGAAATGCCTAACCACGCACTTCTCTCTGCATCGTCCTCGCACAGGTGGCTCAACTGCCCACCTTCGGCAAGGCTCTGTGAAGGCTACGACGACAAAGGTAGCGATTTTGCAGCCGAAGGTACCGATGCCCACGCTCTTTGTGAGTTCAAGCTCCGGACGGCACTCGGTCTGGAAGCAAAAGACCCGACCGAAGACCTCACTTGGTACAACTCCGAAATGGAGGAATGCGCCAACGGCTATGTGGCCTTCGTGATGGAGTTGGTTGAAGAAGCCAAAAAGGCCTGCCCGGACCCCGTGGTCCTGATCGAACAGCGGCTCGACTACTCCAAGTATGTCGAGGAGGGCTTCGGCACCGGCGACTGCGTCATTATCGCAGACGGGACGCTCCATATCGTGGACTACAAGCACGGCAGAGGCGTTCTGGTCGAGGCTGACGACAACCCGCAGATGAAGCTGTACGCTCTCGGTGCGCTGGAGCTGTTCGACTGCATCTACGACATCGACGCCGTCAGCATGACCATCTACCAGCCCAGACGCTCCAACGTCAGCACTTTCACCATTCCGAAGGAGGAACTCTACGAGTGGGCCGATCGGGTTCTGACCCCTACCGCAGAGCTTGCCTTCAACGGAGACGGCGAATACCACTGCGGCGAATGGTGCCAGTTCTGCAAGGCAAAAGCCGACTGCCGTGAAAGAGCCAACGCCAACATGGAGCTTGCCAAGTTCGAGTTCAGGCAGCCGCCTCTGCTTACAGATGAAGAGGTCGAAGAAATTCTCGGCCAAATCGACGGGCTGACCACCTGGGCATCCGACATCAAGGACTACGCGCTACAGGCGGCTATCAGCGGTAAACAATGGTCCGGCTACAAACTGGTCGAGGGCCGCTCCAACCGCAAGTACACAGACGAGAATGCCGTCATCGCAGCCGTAACAGCTGCCGGATACGACCCCTACGAACACAAGATTCTCGGCGTCACCGCCATGACCGCACTTCTCGGAAAGAAACAGTTCAACGACATTCTTGGAGGCCTGATCACCAAGCCTCAAGGAAAACCCACGCTGGTGCCGGACAGCGATAAGAGACCGGCAATGACAACTATTATCGATGATTTCAAGGAGGACAACTAATATGTCAAATTCTACTAAACTCGCAAACCCCATGAAGGTTATCACTAGCAAGGACACTCGTTGGTCCTATGCCAATGTCTGGGAGGCCAAGTCCATCAACGGCGGCACCCCGAAGTTCAGCGTCAGACTCATCATTCCGAAGACTGACACCGTGACCGTTCAGAAGATCAAGGCGGCGATTCAGGCGGCCTATGAGGAGGGGCAGGCCAAGCTCAAGGGAAACGGCCGCTCCGTTCCGCCTTTGACTGCCATTAAAACGCCCCTGCGCGATGGAGACACCGAGCGTCCGGATGATCCCGCCTATGCCAACAGCTACTTTATCAACGCCAACTCTGCTACGGCTCCCGGCATCGTGGACGCTGACTGCAATCCGATCCTGACCCGCTCCGAGGTCTACTCCGGCGTATACGGTCGTGCCAGCATCAACTTCTACGCTTTCAACTCCAACGGTAACAAGGGCATCGCCTGTGGGCTAAACAACCTGCAGAAGATCCGTGACGGCGAACCCCTCGGCGGCAAGTCCAGCGCAGCATCTGACTTCTCCACCGATGCGGATGAAGATTTCCTGTCTTAAGGAGGTGCGCACCATGAACGCTACTACGATTCTTTGCATCCTGCTTCTGTCCCTCTATCTGGTTTTGGCCGTGTTTTGGATCGTCAGGTCCATCATCGACACCATCGACGACCGCAAGCGTGAAAAGCGTAATGCTGCTCTTGAGGCTGAGCGTGAAGCTCGTAACGCCAAATGGGAAGCCGAGCGTCAGCAGCTTGAACGAGAAAGTGCCATTCGTGAAGTCGAGTACCACGAAGCCCGAATGAAGGAACTCGAACAGAAGTAATCTCCGGCCTACGGGTGGTGGGAGCAATCCTGCCACCCTTTCAGGCTACGGAAAGGACCGATGTATATGAAAACACTCAGTATTGATATTGAAACCTACAGCAGTGTGGACCTTGCCAAGTGTGGCGTCTACAAATATACCGAGGCAACAGATTTCGACATTCTTCTCTTCGGATATTCCGCAGACGGCAACCCCGTGCAAGTGGTCGATCTTGCCTCTGGTGAGACAATCCCGCCAGAGGTCATCGCTGCGTTGACAAACGATGATGTGACGAAGTGGGCCTTTAACGCACAGTTTGAGAGGATATGCCTTTCCCGCTGGCTCCGGGATCATGGCGTTTTTGATAATGCCTACTACAGCATCCCGGAAGACACCGTCGGCAACTACCTCGATCCAGCCTCATGGAAATGCACCATGATCTGGTCCGCTTACATGGGCTTGCCACTGTCGCTGGAAGGTGTCGGTGCCGTTCTGGACCTCGGAAAGCAGAAGCTGACCGAAGGCAAAGAGCTCATCAAGTATTTCTGCCAGCCCTGTGCGCCGACAAAGAGCAATGGCGGTCGAACCCGCAACCTGCCGGAAAACGCTCCCGACAAGTGGGACGCCTTCAAACGGTACAACATCCGTGATGTCGAGGTCGAGATGTCCATTCAGGAAAAGCTCGCCAAGTTCCCTGTGCCGGAAACAGTCTGGGAGCAATACCACCTCGATCAGGAAATCAACGACAGAGGCGTCGCCCTTGATATGGAGCTGGTGCATCAAGCCATCGCTATGGACACCCGCTCCCGTGCGGATCTCACTGCTGCCATGAAGAAGCTGACCGCTTTGGACAATCCCAACTCCGTGCAGCAGATGAAACAGTGGCTTTCGGACAACGGTCTGGAGGTGGATTCTCTCGGCAAGAAGGAAGTCGCTGAAATGCTCAAGACCGCTCCGGCAGAGCTGCAGAAGGTTCTCCTTCTCCGGCAGCAGCTGGCCAAATCGTCTGTCAAAAAGTATCAGGCGATGGAAAAGGCAGTCTGCGCCGATGGTCGTGCTTGTGGAATGTTTCAGTTCTACGGTGCCAACAGGACCGGTCGTTGGGCTAGACGCATTATACAGATGCAGAACCTACCCCAGAACCATCTTCCGGATCTGGCAGAGGCTCGTGGGCTTGTCCGTTGTGGCGACTTTGAAGGCGTGGAGCTTCTCTACGAAGATGTGCCAGATACGCTCTCGCAGCTGATCCGCACCGCCTTTGTGCCGAAGCCGGGATACAAGTTCATCGTCTCCGACTTCTCGGCAATCGAGGCCAGAGTGCTGGCGTGGTTTGCCGGTGAAATCTGGCGTCAGGAGGTCTTTGAAAAAGGCGGCGACATCTACTGCGCTTCCGCATCGCAGATGTTCAAGGTTCCTGTTGAAAAGCACGGCGTGAACGGCCACCTGCGGCAAAAAGGCAAAATTGCTGAACTCGCCCTCGGCTATGGCGGCTCTATCGGAGCTCTCAAAGCGATGGGAGCCTTGGAGATGGGCCTTTCGGAAGACGAGCTTCAGCCGCTGGTCACTGCTTGGCGCAACTCGAACCAGAACATTGTGAGGTTCTGGTGGGATATCGACCGGGCAGCTATGAATGCCGGGAAGTATCACATGGACGGCGAGGTCTGCGGCATCAAGTTCTGCTACCAGAGCGGGATGCTCTTCATTACGCTCCCGTCCGGCAGACGCCTCTCGTATGTAAAGCCCAAGCTCGGTACAAATCAGTTCGGCAGCGAGTGTATCACCTACGAGGGTATCGGCGGTACAAAAAAGTGGGAGCGGCTGGAGACCTACGGACCGAAGCTCGTGGAGAACATCGTCCAAGCCACCTCCCGTGACATTCTCTGCTACGCCATGCGGACCATGTCGCACTGCTTCATTACCATGCACATTCACGACGAGCTGGTCATCGAAGCCAGCCCCGGCGTCGACCTGAAGGTTCTCTGTGAGCAGATGGGCCGGACCCCGCCGTGGGCAAACGGGCTCAAGCTCCGTGCCGATGGCTACGAGACCATGTTTTATAAAAAAGACTGATTCTGATTCGTTCAAATACCACTAAACCCTCCAGTGGGTAGTGAGAACTTTAGATTGGAGGTGCCTATCATGGCCGAATACAAAAACGCAGAGGGCTATGCCGATCCCACAGCATTCGGAGCCTTCTGGGCCATTGAAAAAGAAGAAAAAGCTCTCCGGGCATTCAGGCCCATCGTGTATATCTGCAGTCCGTATGCCGGAGATGTCGAACGCAACACCGCTGCCGCCAGACGCTACAGCCGTTTTGCGGTAGATGCCGGATACATTCCCATCGCACCGCACCTGCTGTTTCCGCAGTTCCTTGACGACAACAAGCCCAAGGAGCGTGAGCTGGGTCTGTTTTTCGGGAATGCCATCCTGAGTAAATGTGCCGAGATGTGGGTCTTTGGTGACCGGATCTCCGAGGGCATGGAGGCCGAGATCAAGAGAGCGACTTGGAAGGGACACCGAATCCGCTACTTCAGCGAGACCTGCGAGGAGGTAACAAGATGAGATTCACTTTATACCGCTCCAACTGTCTGGAGGTGCCTGAAAACTGTACCTACCCTCATAAGGTCGAGGTCACCGGGAAGGACAGCCTCATCGATGCTGTAAAGCACGATTATGTTTGTGCCGAGTATCAGGGCAACTACCGCAGCAACGACAATTTCATCGGTTCCGACTGCTTGCCGGTCGATTGTGATAACGACCACAGCGACGATCCGGAAGAATGGGTCTATCCCTCAGACGTTGCTACTGCTTTTCCCAGTGTTGCCTTTGCGGTTCATTACAGCCGCAATCACATGAAAGCCAAAGGCGGCAAAGCTGCACGGCCGAAGTTCCACGTCTTATTCGCTATTGATCGAGTCATCGAACCCTGCCAGTACAGCGAGATGAAAAAGCTGGTCAACAGCATCTTCCCGTACTTCGACACCAAGGCACTCGATGCCGCTCGGTTCTTCTTCGGGACAAAGGAGCCGGAGGTCGAGATCTTCGACGGCCCGATGACGCTTACTACCTTCCTTGCTGACGACGATTTTGACGCCAACATGGACTCCGGCAGCTATGGCGACATCGTCATTCCCGAAGGCAGCCGCAACGCCACGCTGTCCCACTATGCCGGACGCATCCTGAAACGCTTCGGAAATACCGATGAGGCACATAAGCACTTTGCGGAAGTGGCTGTTTGCTGCCAGCCGCCTTTGGAGCAGTCGGAGCTCGACAGTATCTGGCGCAGCGCACAGCGGTTCTATGGGAAGGTCGCTGCACAGGAAGGATACATTCCCCCGGAGCAATACAATCAGGACCTGCAGCTCAAGCCCTCCGACTATTCCGACGTTGGACAGGCTACGGTGTTGGCACGGGAATATGAAGGCAAACTCCGTTATTCACCCTCGACCGATTTTCTGGTCTATAACGGTCGGTTCTGGGAGGAATCCAAGCCCAAGGCTCAGGCCGTAGCGCAGGAGCTCACCACTCGCCAGCTTGAGGAGGCCGAAACCGAGATCAAGAAGGCAACCGACGAAATGATGAAAAACGGCGCATGGGAGCTGCTGGCATCGATGGGTCCAAAGAAAGCGGCTATGGCTTTCAGCTCGGAACAGGCTCGTTCCTTCCAAAAGTACGAGAACGCCACAACCTACCGCAACTATGCCATCAAGCGCAGAGATTCCAAATACATCACCGCTGCCCTAAAGGAAGCACACCCGATGGTTGAGATTGACCAGCGGCAGCTCGACGCAGACGAGTTCTTGCTCAATACCCCTTCAGCTACTTACGACCTTCGTATTGGCCTTCCTTCCGCTCATGAGCACACTCCTGCGGATTTCATTACCAAGCAGACCACGGTTGACCCGTCCGATGATGGTATGGATATCTGGCAGGACGCTTTGGAGACCTTCTTCTGCGGTGACAACGAGCTCATCGATTATGTTCAGGAGATCGCTGGCCTTTCCGCTATCGGGAAGGTCTGTGTCGAGGGCCTGATCATTGCCTACGGTGAAGGCCGCAACGGAAAATCCACCTTCTGGAATACGCTCTCCCGTGTGATGGGTACCTATAGCGGCAACATGTCCGCAGACACTCTGACTGTCGGATGCAAGCGGAATGTAAAGCCGGAGCTGGCTGAAGCCAAAGGTAAACGGATAATCATTGCCGCCGAACTGGAGGAAGGTATGCGCCTGAACACATCCAACGTCAAACAGCTCTGTTCAACGGACGAGATCTATGCGGAGAAAAAGTACAAGGACCCGTTCAGTTTCGTACCGAGCCACACCCTTGTGCTTTACACGAACCACCTGCCGAAGGTCGGTGCGATTGATGCCGGAACATGGCGTAGGCTGATTGTCATTCCGTTTAACGCCAAGATTGAAGGTTCCTCTGACATCAAGAACTATGCCGATTACCTTTTCAACAAAGCTGGCGGTGCAATCCTGAAATGGATCATGACCGGTGCCAAGCGTGTGATCGAAAAGGATTATCACATCGTAAAGCCAGCCGTGGTGGAAGCTGCGATCCAGAAGTACAAGGACAATAACGACTGGCTCTCGCAGTTCCTCGATGAATGCTGTGAGATTGACAGCTCCTATTCCGCTAAATCCGGAGACGTCTACAACGCATACCGCAGCTATTGCATGCAGGTGGGCGACTATATCCGCAGCACGACTGATTTCTACACTGCGCTGGAATGCGCCGGTTTTGAAAGGAAAAGAAGCAAATCTGCACGGCTGCTTTTTGGCCTGCAGCTTAAGTCGGACTTCCTTGATTGAACCAAGGGTGACGGTCGATGACAGTCTTTACAGGAACTATTCTTAGAGCACTAAAAAACAAGGCCTAAGAAAAGTTACGGAATTACCCGTCATCGACCGTCACCACCCACTCTAATTCCTGATGGAGGAACATTATGCGAGAGAAAATCATAGAACAACACTTAGTCAAAGCCGTGAAAAACAGCGGCGGCATTGCACCGAAACTGGTGAGTCCCGGATTTGATGGGATGCCGGATCGACTGGTACTGCTGCCCGAAGGCAAGATCGGATTCGTGGAGGTCAAGGCACCGGGCAAGGAACCGAGACCTTTGCAGGTAGCCAGACACGGATTACTGCGGCGGCTGGGATTCAAGGTATATATCCTTGATGCCCCTGAGCAGATTGGAGGGATACTTGATGAAATACGAACCGCATGAGTACCAGAGGTACGCAATCAACTATATCGAGGACCATACCTTCGCTGCCGTGCTGCTGGACATGGGCCTTGGCAAAACGAGCATCACACTGACCGCTATTGCGGACCTGCTGTTCGACAGCTTCGAGGTTCACAAGGTGCTGGTCATCGCTCCGCTTCGAGTAGCCCGTGACACTTGGAGCGCAGAGCTTCAAAAGTGGGACCAGCTTCACCACCTGACCTATTCGGTGGCGGTCGGAAGCGAGGCTGAGCGAAAAGCGGCCCTGACGAAGAAAGCCGATATTTACATCATCAACCGTGAGAACGTCCAGTGGCTCATTGAGAAAAGCAAGCTCCCGTTTGACTACGACATGATCGTAGTTGACGAGCTTTCTTCCTTCAAAAACCACCAGTCAAAACGCTTCAAGGCCCTGATGCAGGTACGGCCCAGAATCAAGCGTGTCGTTGGGCTCACCGGCACTCCGGCCAGCAACGGACTGATGGATCTGTGGGCAGAGTTCAAGGTCATCGACATGGGAAAACGCCTCGGTCGGTTTATTACCTATTATCGGCAGGAGTATTTCGTGCCGGACGCCATGAACGGCCAGATCGTTTACAGCTACCGTCCGAAACCCGGTGCCGAGCAAGCCATATACCGGAAAATCTCGGATATTACCATTTCGATGAAATCCACGGACCACCTGAAGATGCCGGAACTCATATCCAGCGAATACAAGGTCTATCTCAGTCCCAATGAGCAGGACGCCTACGACGAGATGAAAAAACAGTTCATTCTGGACCTGCCCGATGGTGAAATATCCGCTGCTAATGCTGCAGCCCTCTCCGGCAAGCTCTCCCAGATGGCCAATGGTGCCATTTACGACGATGCCGGGAATACGGTCCCCATTCACGAGCAGAAGCTGGACGCTCTGGAGGACATTATCGAGTCGGCAAACGGCAAGCCTCTTCTGGTGGCCTATTGGTACCAGCATGATCTGGAGCGGATCATGAAACGGCTGCATGATCGCCATATCCCGTTTTCCAAGCTGGACAAAGCCGACAGTATCCGCAGATGGAACAACGGCGAAATCCCGGTAGCCCTGATTCACCCGGCTTCTGCGGGACACGGCCTCAATCTTCAGACCGGCGGCAACACCATCGTCTGGTTCGGCCTCACATGGTCCTTGGAGCTCTATTCCCAGACCATAGCAAGGCTCTGGCGGCAAGGTCAGACTGCCGAAACTGTGGTCGTTCAGCATATCGTGACGGACGGCACTATTGATGAGCAGATTCTCCGGGCACTTAAGGCCAAAGACAAAACGCAGTCGGCTCTGATCGCTGCGGTCAAGGCAAATCTGAAAATCTAATGACAATATTCGACAATCCACGCCAATCCGAGTGATCACAAATTCGGAGGTGCGACTTTGAACCCATACGAGAATCTGGCAAACGCCATCATTCTGCAGGCGGCCAAGGATTACCGGCTAACCGACGACGAACAGCAGCTTCAGGAAATAGAGCGATTCTTCCGTTCCGGCTGGTTCGGTGTCCTGTCAAAAGTCGATCCGGAATTCCTCATAAAAGAGCTACGGAAGGAGAAGCGAAATGACCGCTAAAGAATATCTGTCACAGGCCCGGACGCTGGATATGCGGATTAAATCCAAGCTCCAGCAGATCGAGTCTTTAAATGAACTGGCCACATCCTGCACCGTCGTTTACAGCGACATGCCCAGAAACCCAAATCGTGGAGGCTCCAAAATAGAACGGGCCGTTTTGAAGATTATCGAGGTTGAGGAAAGCCTGAAACACGACGTCGAGGATCTGGTGGAATTGAAGAAGGAAATCATGGCCACAATCCGGGCCGTTTCGGATGTTGAACTGCAAACCCTGCTGGAGAAGCGGTATCTGTGCTTCCTCTCGTGGGAGAAGATTGCGGTTGAGATGCATTACAGCATCCAGCACATTTACCGGATGCACGATACGGCGCTTTCCTGTGTGGCCGCCATCATGAGAGTAAATGAGAGAGATTGAGAGTCGCCTTTTATGATAGTATTATGATGGACAAAGTAAAACCTACGGAAGCCTTGTGGGAGTCCCTCTCCCGCAGGGCTTTTGTTATGCCCGGAAAGCGAGGTGATTATGTGCCAAGGAGTCCAAAGAAACCCTGCGCTTACCCCGGCTGTCCAAGGCTTACTGATAGACGCTTCTGCCAGGAGCACGAGAAGCTGGACCGGGATCGTTACAACAAGTACGAGCGCAGCCCGGACGTCAACCGCAAATACGGCAGGGCTTGGAAGCGTATCCGTGACAGGTATGCAGCGGCCCACCCTCTGTGTGAGCAGTGTCTTAAGGAAGGTCGGTTAACATCGGTCGAGGAAGTTCATCATATTCTTCCTATTTCCCAAGGCGGCACCCACGATGCCAGCAACCTGATGAGCCTGTGCCAGTCGTGTCACACGAAGATCCATCACGAGCTCGGTGACCGGTGACCGTGGGGCGGGTCAAATCTCTACGACCTTTCTACCCGGACAGCGGCGTGGGGTCACGAGCGCAAAAATCAGAAATCAAACGGGGTATTAACCCCCAGCCCGGAAAGCGAGGTGAAATGTGTGGCAAAAGACGGAACTATGAGAGGCGGTCAGCGTGTCGGTGCCGGAAGAAAATCCAAGGCCCTGACAGATAAAATCGCTGACGGCAGGTTAAATGGTGCGATGGTGCTCCCGGAACCGGCAGAAATCGAAGGAGCGGTTGTTCCTCCGGTCAAAGAATACTTAAAAGCCGCTCAGAAGAACGGCAAGGACCTGTGTGCCGAAGAGGTCTACCGGGATACTTGGAACTGGCTCAAGGCTCGTGGCTGTGAAATGTTAGTAAACAACCAGCTGATTGAGCAGTACGCCATGTCAGTCTCCCGATGGATTCAGTGCGAGGAAGCGATCTCCGAGTTCGGCTTTCTGGCAAAGCATCCCACCACCGGCAATGCCATCGCTTCACCGTATGTTGCGATGAGCCAGACCTACATGAAGCAGGTTAATCAGGTCTGGTATCAGATTTACCAGATCGTGAAAGAAAACTGTGCCGTGGAGTACGGCGGCAGAAATCCACAAGACGATTTGATGGAGCGGCTGCTCACCGCTCGGAAAGGAAACTGATATGTTTGAGAAAGTAAACCCGGCGCATCCCGACAAGGTGGCCGACCGTATTGCCGGTGCTCTTGTCGACCTTGCGTATCAAAAAGAGAATAATCCGAAGATCGCCGTCGAGGTCCTGATTGGCCACGGCATCTGCCATATTATCAGCGAAACCTCGGTAGCCCTCTCTCCTGATGAGGTAAAGGCTGCTGTTTCCCGCATCGCCGGGAACCTGCTGGTGGACTACCGTGAGGTTTCGCAGGATGAGCATCTGGCCGACAACCAGATCGACGGCATCCACTGCGGCGACAACGGCATCTTCAAAGGTGTCCCGGTGACTGACGAGCAGAAAAAGCTCACCGCCATCGCCAAGCAGCTCTATGACACCTATGGCAGCGACGGTAAATACATTCTGGACGGCGACCGTCTGATCCTCTGCCAGAGCAACGCCAAGACGGACAATCTGCGTGAAGTCTTCCCGGATGCTGAGATCAACCCTCTCGGTTACTGGACCGGCGGCACGGATGTCGACTCCGGTGCCACTAACCGAAAGCTCGGCTCCGATATGGGAGACTCCGTGACCGGCGGTGGTCTGCACGGCAAGGACCTCTCCAAAGCCGACGTCAGCATCAACATTTACGCATGGCTCAAGGCGCAGGAAACCGGTACGCCGGTCGAGCTTGTCTGTGCCATCGGTGACGATGCTGTGGACGGTATTCCATACGAGAGAATCGTAGAAACAGCGAGGACTTTCATTGACCGCATCGGCGGTTTCGAGAGGTTCGCTGAGTGGGGTCTTATATGCTGATTGAGAAAAAGAAAACGGTAGAGCTGCTTCCTGCCGAATACAACCCTCGCAAGGACCTGAAGCCCGGTGACGAGGAATACGAAAAACTGAAACGCTCCATCGAGGAGTTCGGTTATGTCGAACCGGTCATCTGGAATAAAACGACCGGTCGTGTTGTCGGTGGGCACCAGAGGCTAAAGGTCCTCATCGACCTTGGCATCACAGAGGTTGACTGTGTGGTCGTTGAAATGGACGACGCCAAGGAAAAAGCGCTCAACATCGCCCTGAACAAGATCAGCGGCGATTGGGATAAGGACAAGCTGACCCTGCTGATCGCTGACCTGCAGGGTGAGGACTTTGATGTTTCCCTCACCGGTTTTGACCCTGCCGAGATCGACGACCTTTTCAAGGACAGCCTGAAGGACGGCATTCATGACGATGATTTCGATGTGGATGAGGAGCTGAAAAAGCCCACCTTCACCAAGGCTGGTGACATTTGGACGCTCGGTCGGCACCGTCTGGTTTGCGGCGATTCCACAAAAAAGGAAACCTACGACGCTCTGATGGGCGACGTCAAGGCCAACCTCGTGATCACGGACCCACCGTACAATGTGAACTATGAAGGCTCTGCCGGAAAGATCAAGAACGACAACATGGCAAACGATGCATTCTATCAGTTCCTGCTCGACGCCTTCGCAAATATGGAAGCCGTCATGACCGGCGATGCTTCCATCTATGTGTTTCATGCGGATACCGAAGGGCTGAACTTCCGCAGGGCTTTTGCTGATGCAGGTTTCTACCTCTCCGGCTGCTGCATCTGGAAAAAGCAGTCGCTGGTGCTCGGACGCTCTCCGTACCAGTGGCAGCATGAGCCGGTGCTCTATGGCTGGAAGAAAAACGGCAAGCACCAGTGGTACACGGGCCGTAAGGAAACCACCATCTGGGAGTTTGACAAGCCCAAGAAGAACGGCGATCACCCGACCATGAAGCCGATTGCGCTTTTGGCATATCCGATCATGAACTCCTCCATGAGCAACGCTGTGGTTCTGGACCCCTTCGGCGGTTCCGGCAGCACACTGATTGCCTGTGAGCAGTCGGATCGCATCTGCTATACCGTGGAGCTGGACGAGAAGTTCTGCGACGTCATCGTGAAGCGATACATCGAACAGGTCGGCTCCTCGGATGGTGTGACGGTGCAGCGTGACGGCGTGACTTTCCGCTTCGACGAAGTAGCTAATGTAGACAATTGAGGCTCCTGTTTTTCTACGATAATCGGTACATATATTTCGCTGAAATGACTTGCTATTCTGTGGCTTCAGAGTGATATATACAGTACCAAAAAAACAAGGAGGTAATCCCATGAAAGAACTACACTACAACGTCACCGGGCAAGACCGCAAAGAACTGGTCGGCATCATCTCCAAGGTGGTCGGCATGAAGGCCGTCTACAAATTCATGCCCACCTGCGCCTTCGTCATCAACAACATCACCGTTGAGAAAGACGGCACGATGGTCTGGGACGAGCGCACGGATCAGGACACCATTGAGGCGGTCATCATCGCCCTTGCCGCAGCCGGATTCAACCCGGTCAAAGACAAGGCTGAAACCGAAGAGAAAGGCCTTACGATTGAGATCCCGCTCGAAAAGGTCTCGGTCGGAAACCTCACCAAGCTACTGGACGCAAAAGGCGAGCTGATCAAAAAGGCCCTCGGCGTCGAGGACATCCGCATTGAGCTCAAGGAAGATCGCATCGCCTTCCCATGGTTTAAAGAGCTGCCCTCTCCCGAAGAGATCAAAGCCTACTCGCACTTCATCGCAGCCTTGTGTGAGATGGCACTAAACCAGAAGCGTATCACCGCTAAGGAAAAGCCGGTCGACAACGACAAGTACGCATTTCGCTGCTTCCTTTTGAGGCTGGGCTTCATCGGTGAGGACTACAAGGCCGAGCGCAAAATCCTGCTCCGCAACCTCTCCGGCTCCTCGGCCTTCAAGAGCGGCGCAAAGAAAACAGAGGTGGAATCATGCGAGTGATTTCAAAAGCGGCCCTTGAGGGCTTACGTCGCCGGTACAAGCCCGGTACACGAGTGGAGCTCTTGCAGATGGACGATGTTCAGGCTCCTCCCATCGAGACGAAAGGGACGGTCCTCGGCGTGGACTACATCGGTTCCATCATGGTCGCATGGGACAATGGCTCCGGCCTGTCAGTCGCATACGGCGCAGACCTTTGCAGGGTGGTGAGCGGCGATGAATGAGACGATCAAAAAGCAGATCCTCGCCATCCGGGACACCGGCCTGACGAATATGTTTGATACAAACATGGTGCAGCGGCTGGCCTACGAGCGAGACTTCTATGAGCTGGTGGTTTTCATCGAGGAACATCGCAAGGAATATGTGCATTTCATCCTCTACGGAGAGGCATAAAGTACACAATTCCAAGCCCGAATCTTTGTGTAGAATACTTCGGTTTATATCGCAGAAATGACTTGCTATTTCAGGCGTTTAGAGTGATATATACACTACCGAAAGGAAATACACACAAACGGAGGAAACCACGATGCGTTATATCGACCACACCAACTGCAAGACAGCCTTTGAAAAGGGCGAAGACCACGAGATCCAGAGCCTTGGGAAGCTCACCCGCACGGCCACCAAGATTGCCGAAGCAAATGGCCTCGGAGTTCTGAAGAACCGTCAGGGCTACTACAGGATCATCAAGAAGAGCGGCCTCGGAGCCTACGGAGACGTCCTTTCAACCCTCGCAGAGGTTGACGCCTTCTTCAAGAACCTCGACAGCCACAAGGCCACGAAGTATTAAGGAAGGACCGACAATGACGATCAACAATGCGATGAGAAAGTTCCGGCTGCCAAACCCAACCACCCCGGAGGACCTCGAAACCAGATGGAGCAAAGTGCTCACCTTTGGAGACAAGGTCATCATGGCGGGAGGCTTCTACAACGGCCCCGGCAAGCCCTGCTACTTCGGCGCAACCTACGAGTTCCTTGATGACGACCACAGCTGCGAAGGCACCATCGGCCTGAGAGCAGTTAGCGAAGTTGAGTTCGAGGATGACGGTCACGCCATCGCTTGGGCCATGCAACAGTAATCCCCGGTAAAATAAATACCCTTGGGACATGAGCCGCTCGGCTCTGTTCCTCGTTATGACGGTCGCTTCAAGCGGCTATTTTTTATGCCTTTTTGGAGGTGATAACACTTGAGGCGAATGAAGAAATACGCACCGACGAAGTTTAAAGTAAATGACTCCGTCTACGATAAGGCACGGGCCGACTACGCTGTCTCGTTCATCGAGTGCCTCTGTCACACCAAAGGTACATGGGCTGGAAAGCCCTTCACGCTAATCGACTGGCAGGAGCAAATCATCCGGGATATCTTCGGAATCATCAAGCCCAACGGATATCGGCAGTTCAACACCGCCTACATTGAGATACCCAAGAAAATGGGAAAATCGGAGCTTGCGGCTGCGGTTGCACTCCTGCTCACATGCGGCGACGGTGAGGAACGTGCGGAGGTCTACGGCTGCGCTGCGGACAGGCAGCAAGCCTCGATTGTTTTTGAGGTCGCAGCCGACATGGTCCGGATGTGTCCGGCCCTCAACCGCAGGGTCAAAATCCTGACGGCCACAAAGCGGATCGTGTACCTGCCGACAAACAGCTTTTATCAGGTGCTTTCTGCAGAGGCCTACTCGAAGCACGGATTCAACATCCATGGCGTGGTGTTCGACGAGTTGCACACCCAGCCCAACCGGAAGCTCTTTGATGTTATGACCAAGGGCTCCGGCGATGCTCGTATGCAGCCGCTTTACTTCCTTATTACCACAGCCGGGACGGACACCAAATCCATCTGCTATGAAACGCACCAGAAAGCGAATGACATCATCGAGGGCCGCAAGATTGACCCGACTTTTTACCCGGTCATCTACGGTGCCGATGAGAACGATGACTGGACGGACCCGAAGGTCTGGAAGAAAGCGAATCCCTCGCTCGGCATCACGGTAGGCGTCGACAAGGTAAAGGCCGCTTGTGAGTCCGCAAAGCAGAACCCTGCCGAGGAGAACACCTTCCGGCAACTAAGGCTCAACCAGTGGGTCAAACAGGCTGTGCGCTGGATGCCGATGGAAAAATGGAACCGCTGCGCTTTTGCTACAAACGAAGACGACCTCGAAGGCCGGGTCTGCTACGGTGGTTTGGACCTCTCGTCTACCACAGATATTACCGCCTTCGTGTTGGTCTTTCCTCCGCTGGACGAAGACGACAAGTTTGTGATCCTGCCGTACTTCTGGATACCAGAAGAAAACATGGGCCAGAGGGTCAACCGGGATCACGTCCCTTACGATGTGTGGGAACGCCAAGGTTTCCTGCAAACTACCGAAGGCAACGTGGTCCATTACGGCTATATCGAAAAATTCATCGAGCAGCTGGGCGAACGCTTCAACATTCGTGAGATCGCCTTCGACCGTTGGGGAGCCGTGCAGATGGTCCAGAACCTTGAGGGTATGGGCTTCACGGTCGTCCCCTTCGGACAGGGCTTTAAGGATATGAGCCCTCCGACCAAAGAGCTGATGAAGCTGGTCTTGGAAGAGCGCATCGCCCACGGCGGACATCCGGTGCTTCGCTGGATGATGGACAATATTTATGTGCGGACTGATCCCGCCGGTAACATCAAGCCGGACAAGGAAAAGTCTACAGAGAAAATCGACGGTGCCGTGGCAACTGTCATGGCCTTGGACCGTGCCATCCGGTGCGGCAACGATACGACCGAGAGCGTCTATGACACTCGTGGTCTTTTATTTTTATGAAAGGACGGTGATGTGATATGGGTATTTTCAGTGGACTATTCAAATCCAGAGATAAGCCCACCGACAGCACAGTCGGCTCTCGCTACACCTTTTACATGGGTGGCAGCACCTCCGGAAAAACGGTAACAGAACGCAGTGCCATGCAGATGACTGCGGTTTACTCCTGCGTCCGTATTCTGGCCGAAGCTATCGCAGGGCTCCCGCTTCATGTTTACCGATACAACAGCGACGGCGGCAAGGCAATGGCGCTCGACCATCCGCTCTACCGCTTGCTCCACGATGAGCCGAACCCGGAGATGAGTTCTTTCGTGTTCCGGGAAACCCTCATGACGCACCTTCTTCTCTGGGGCAACGCTTACGCGCAAATCATCCGCAACGGTAAAAATGAAATCGTTGCTTTGTATCCGCTTATGCCCAACAAGATGTCGGTGGACAGAGATGAAAATGGGCGTCTCTACTACACCTATTACCGTGGCTCGGACGAAGCCATCAAAAACAAGGAGTTCGCCGTAACGCTTCAGCCCTCGGATGTGCTGCATATCCCCGGACTCGGCTTTGACGGTCTGGTCGGCTACAGCCCCATCGCTATGGCAAAGAACGCTATCGGCATGGCTATTGCCTGTGAGGAGTATGGTGCAAAGTTCTTCGCCAACGGTGCTGCACCGGGCGGTGTGCTGGAACACCCCGGCACCATCAAAGACCCGCAGCGTGTGCGGGAGAGCTGGCAGTCTACCTTCGGCGGCAGCGGCAATGCGAACAAAATCGCTGTACTGGAGGAAGGCATGAAATACACGCCCATCGGTATCTCGCCGGAGCAGGCGCAGTTTCTTGAAAC